GAACGAATCCAACCTCGACACCATAGTCAGGGATGGCGATTTGCGCGTTGAGCTGATCGGCAATCATGTTCCAAAAGGGAACACGAACCATGTTGGTGAAGTCTTTGGAGGCCTGTTCGAAGTTGCTGTAAGTCGACTGCGACAATCCCATATGCGTACCGGCAATGATCGGGTGGACTTTGTACGTACCGCAGATGCGCGTCTCGTATTGCCCAAATGTCTCCGATAGCCCCATTTCGTCATAGTCCAGCGCAAGACGTTTGATGTCCTGCACACCCCACAACACACCGACCGAACCGCGTTTGTTGCCACCGTAGCGACGTTTGAACGTGCGCTCCATAACGTCGATCTGTTCGGGGGATGCCTCTTCATTGAGCAGGATAGTAGTCTTCGGCACGGCGTCGTTTTTGTGAACGTTGAATACCGTCGAAGCGGCTTCGTTGAAACCTTCGATGGATTCGCTGGCGAGGGCTACCGGCGAAGCACCACCAAGCGGCTTGCCCGGATCATACCAGAATCCGCGGATGTGCACGACGTCTGCTTTGTCGATCATGTACAGTTTTGCACCGTCCCAATAATGATAAGCAGCCACGTCGCCGTAGCCGTCATCAATAGGGGCGAAGTACTGATCCGAGTACCATCGCATACCGATAACCGCTCCCGATGCGTTGCGTAGCTTGTAACCGTAAGCATTGCCACCTACGCACATCATCGTCAGGATTTCACCGAACACGATACGCCAGTTGTTGCGTGTGAGCATACCGATCACTGGCGCGTCGAAGTCGTAGCCAGTCGGTGTGATGACACCGATTTGCGCTTCCGGCATCATGAGCGAGTACGTGATCGTGCATGCCTGCGCAATCGGGTTGGACTTCCACATGCGCAAGGCCATAGGGAAATCGGTCACCGGAGTGAAACTATGCCGCGTCCACATCGTCGTCGTAAGGATGGGCGCAAGGTCGTTGACGGCACGCTGGCCGTCAGGGGAGATGAACTCTTTGAATCGTTGTATTAAGCTCATGGCGTTGTTTGGTTAAAGTAGCACAGCACCGGCCCCCACGGATTTCACCGCAGCGAGCTCAGCGTAAACAAGGGCGTCCACCATATCGTCATGGTCGCCCTCAGGGAATGAAAGCAGTTCACGTTCGAACTCAGGAGACAGCCCGCGAACATGAGAGACAAGCAGTTGTTCGTAGCGGGCGTGGAGCCCCTGAAAGCGTGTGACCTTATCGCGCTCTGGTTTGACGGCGCGAACGGGTAGCGATGTTTTACGGAGTAGCTCTTGCACCACGGCCACTTGATACTGCACAGCCTCGATGTTGATGCGCTGAGGGTTCCATTTGGCCGCCATCGAAACTATCATTTGGACGATTTCGTGAAAGCCCTCTTTCCCCCTCCAAATGTCCAGCACGTACCTACGGCCAGAGTCTTTGTCATAGCCGATGACGGCGATAGCTGAGTAGTCTGCTGTTTCGGATTTGGATATAGCCAGGTCAACGCCCATGCCGATCTTCAGGCCCGACGGGACGTGGCCCGCGTCCATGTACGTGATCATCTCGCGTTTGATGAGAGCCCCCTGCACATCAATAAATTCGGCAAGGTATTCCTGTGCGAACACGGTAGATGGGAGTTCGGTACGTGCCGCCTCGATTTCGTCAGGAGCTATGAACGGGTTGGCAGACGTTGGCAGCTGCCAGTATGTCCATCGCTCGTCAGTCTTAGCCCGCTCGGCAAGATGGTAAAAGTAGTTACGGCCCTTCGGTGTCGAGAAGAACCATGCATCGCCCCGATAGTCGGATAGGGTTGGACGTATGGCCATCGTCCACGCCTCTTCCAAATCGGGAACCATAGCAGCTTCGTCAATGATCACCCGGCCGTACTTCCTACCGCGCACCGCGTCGAAGTTGTCCAGCGACCACATGTCGAGCTGGCCACCATTGATGTACGTGATGCGCTTTTCTGATTCGTTTGTCTCTGCTATCACGTCTCGGAAGTCGCGTTTGATCGTGCGCCAAACTTCCATCAGCATCTTGTAAGTCGGTGCGAAGTACGCGGCAGGCTTGCCCGTGGTTATCATGTCACCCAATGCCGCTTCGGCCAGCACTGTCTTGCCCCACCGACGACCGCAGTTGACTACGTTGAAACGCCTGCGCCCACCCCATACGGTTTGCTGGCCAGAGTGCAGTTCGAACCTGAGATCAATGCGTTTCGGCATCGTCTTCGTCCTGACGTGCCCCGCCAATCTGTACAGTAATAGATTCCTTGCCTATGGTTTCGATTTGCGACTTTTCGGCCTGTCCCAGCCGTTGCTTACCTAACCAAATAAGCATTGTCACATTGCCACTCATAGCTAAGTCAAATTGTTTGCGTCGCAAGGATGCGTTGCCCTGGCGTCTGCCGATTTCTACTTCGTCTTTAAAACGCCGCGCAATAGTATCATGGGAACAGCCGACGACGTCGGCTATTTCCTCGTGAGTGCATCCAAGCGCAGCAAGTTTGCGCACCTGATCGGCGTCGATGTCTTTTCTATTCATGATGTGAGCGAGCAGGTCGGAGTCGCACCGCCCTCTACTGACTGGATGTCAGGCGCAACGCTGTCTTTGCTTTGCTCGCGTGGTTTACCTTTATACATACCCGCACCGTGTTTTGCGATCTCGGTAAATGGCAATATAGGAACAGTTAGTCTTTTTTTTGCTTCTGGATTGATGAAATAGATATATCTCAGTTGGAATCCCGGTATCCATACGCCGCCTGCTTTAATCATTGGTGCAACGCTTGCACCTGAGTACATGGGCAAAGAATACCGCTGGCACATTTCGCGTTTGTATGTGTCGCTACTTGTTAGAGTTAAAACGCAAAAGGTATGTCCGTCAGGCATTCTGATAATGCTTTTGTTTTCGGTTATTTTTGTTAGCACGAAACTCGAGGCCCTGTAAATAGTACCGTCACCGCATTGTGAAGCATCAGAAAACGAAACAATCCACTCGATGTGTGGATAGTATTTTTTGATCATACGAAGGGCCACGCCCAACGCTCTAGATTCTGAATTTTTTGGCAGGTTGTCAGTAAAGGCCATGCGATTGAGCTCGAGCATTCCGTTCCATGCTGTGCCAGAAACTAACGGCAATGTTTTTCTTTTGTCCATCGGCGGGCCGAATTGCATAACACCTTCGAGGCGATCAGAGTTAGGCCGGAAGACACCAAAATGCAGCTGACTGTTTGCAGCTGTCCTACCAGAGTAGTGAACAGCCTTGACAAACTTCTTTGCGTCTGTGCTCGTAATTGGCTTGACTATGATTTCCTTAGCCTTCATCGCTGCCGTTGTATGCTTTGCAAATTTTGTACAATGCGTTGCCGTTTCGGTTTTGATTTAGTTCTTCCTCTTTCTGCCTTCTTTCAAGTAAATCGATTATTCTCTCGGGCGGTTCTGCTGATATCAAATGTTTGATTTGCGCCCATTTTTCCGCCGTTGGGATATCGGGTTGCGATGCTTGGCTTAAGTAGTGTCCGCCCATGTGACTGTTCGTTGCTTGATCTATTTGTTTTGCTGTAACGCCCTGCGCTCTAAGCCATTCGGTAAACTCGTACTTGTATTCTAACGTAACCAGGACGCTTGCTTTTTGTATTGCTTCCAGAATAAGTTGTTCCTGAGTTTCGTGCACTTTGAATGTGATAGTGCGGTACGGGTCTTTTTCGCCACTTGGCAGTTCTGGCAATTCGGTTCCCGTAATGTCGTCAAGTCCCAACAATTTAATCAGCTCATCAGGCTCAAAGCCTAGCACCGCAACATCAATGCCGCCAACGTGCAAATCATCGATCTCGATTTTTAGCAAGTCTTCATCCCACCCCGCATTCAAGGCCAGCTTATTATCTGCTATCACGTATGCCCTTCGCTGTGTCTCGGTAAGGTAACCAAGACGTATGCACGGGACTTCGGCGAATTGCAGATGCTGAGCGGCCAGTACGCGGCCGTGCCCAGCAATGATCGTGCCCTCATCGTCGATCAGTACGGGGTTAGTAAATCCAAACTCGCGAATTGATGCGGCGATTTGTTTAACCTGCTCCGCTGAGTGCGTTCGGCTATTGCGAGCATAGGGCGTCAGCTTATCCAGCGCGACGTATTCAATCTCTCTTTTGTCGGTTTTGCTACGCATTTGGTGATGGCCCCATAGTCAATACACAAACCTAGCCTAACATCCAAACGAAAACCTAACAGTGTAGGGATTTTATCAGGGCTTGAATTATCTGACCTTCGTCAGACTGCGAAGGTAGATCAGCTACGGCGTCGATGCCCATGGTGACGGTGATACGATTCCACTTGCAATAACGAGAGATCACCCTGCGTGGCCATCCGAGATGCTCGTTCAGCACAAACCAGGCTATGCGACGGGCACGGGCTGCGTTATGGGTCTTGCCGTTGTGCGCTTCGTATACGTCCATATCGCATAGCGTGGCAGCGCGTTGCATAATGTCGTTGTATGTGGTTTGGGTTGGTGTCATAGCCTATCCCCTATAATTTCCAATGCCTTAACGGCTTCTTCTAAACTCGTGACCACGAGGTATACCATGCCGTACCGATGGCAGCAGTCACGGAACCTAACCTGAGATTCAGACAGCCGATTCCGTGTTTCGGGCCGTTTGACTTCCAAGAACACAGCCTTGCCGTTGCGATAGACCACCAAATCCGAGTGCCCAGCAGTAGCGTTGATGTTTGTCACGCGGTATGATGATAACCGTGTTCCGGACTCTGCCTCCATGGTGCTAGAATTGATCCGCACGACCAAAAAACCGAGCTTTTCGAGACCGCCAGCGATATTTCGTTGGATGTCCTGTTCACGCAATGGCCTTTTTAGGCCCCTAGCGGCCCCGCTGTTGCGTTTTTCTGCCTTGACCCTAGCCGAAGTACGTTCGGCACGTTCATCGGCCTCCCAAATCAATTTGTGAAGGTCGTCGTTGTCAGAATTCAGCATGGCACGTCCATCGGTTTGTTTCGGGATCGACTGACCAAACGAAGCGATCGATATTCGACTTCGTCATCATCGCAATCGTGGACTGACGGTCTCCGATGCTCCGCAGATGATCCGCAGCGGCGAGCACCTGCTCGGCAGGGATCAGTTCAGCAGGTTGCAAGTCAAAGCCGACCATTTCGAGGATGTCCTCGGTTTGGGGTTCGAAAGCGTCGCCCATCTCGCAGTTGTGACGCCTGGCGAACCATGCCCCCCAAATGTCCTGTTCTGGGTTGTTACCCCTGTTATCGGTAAAAACATCATTTCCTATACTACTACTATAGATTTCTTTTACAGAGTTATCAAAACTATGTTTTAAGGTATAACAGGGGGTAACAGATGGTGTTAACTGATCCTCGCAAGGCGTTGACAACACAGGGACTTGCGACTCGACTACGTAGTTATACGTATCACCACTTTGACCCATAACACTACGGGAAAAATTTTTGTAATCTTTGGGGTCTTGTCCGTATTTCTGCTGAATCCCCGCAATTTTAGAACGAATCTTGCTCACGTTGGCCCTCCACTAGTTTGACCTGATGATTAGCAGACACGACCACTTGATACCCGTGGATGACCTTCTCTTCGTAACGTTTTGAGGTCTTTAGATGCCCTGCTTTGCCGAGCGATTTGCCCATTGCAGCCACCGTCCGACCATCGACAGATAGGAACCTACCGATACCTTGCAAGATGCTGGAGATCTCATGTGCAACATCGGTCGCCGTCTTCGGCCGTCCCTCAACAGTCGCCGCCCTAACATAAATCTCGACAAGGTCATCGGTCATCGTGTTCTGTTGAAACGGCTTGTTGTACTCATTCAACAGGTCTATATCCTCAGCATCTAACCAATAAGGGAAACGCGTGCTGTACAGATGCAAGGCCTGTGCCCATACCTTGTCGATGGAGATCGCCATGACCTTCGCCATATCGACGTGGCCCCCTAATGCGATCACCGGAAACCGTCTCGACCCCGTTTCATCGCTCAGGAAGTTTCGCCTATTCACCGAACCGATGTACGACACAATGCGTCTGATGGTCACGAACGCCCTGCCATACGGAGGCCGGACGCGGTCGGAGGCCTTCGTGATGATGCCTTTCATTGCTTCGGCTTCGCGCTTGTTCATCGACTCGAGTTCGTCGTCGACAGCTATGAACGACGAGCCAAGGACTAGCTTATCGTCCTTCTCCCCTGAGATGCTGCCTTCGTAATAATGATTCTTGCGAAGCGCATCAGGGCACAAATACCGAATAAATCGGGTCTTGCCGACGCCCTGAGCACCTTGCAAGATCGGCATCAGATGATTCGGGTGATTGTCAATAGCACACGCCACGGCCCCGACCAGCCACTTGCGAATAATGCCATCATTGAACCTACTGATGACCTCAGGAGGGTAGTGACTGTTGGTATCGACAGGCAGACAAGCGGCAAGCGCTCCGATGTGGTCAGCATCCTCTGGACGCCATTCCGGCAGGTTCTCAAAATAGTCTATAATCGGGTTGAACCTTGGCGCGAAGTCCGACATCAGGATCTCCCAGATCTTCGTCGACGGTATCTTGATTCCCGAAGCCCGCATCTTGCGTAGGCACGAGTGAACATAGTAGTCCGACATCGGTTCCCATTCCTGTTCCCGAACGTCGCGGTACTCGACGCACAGCGTGACGTCGTTATACCGAAACTGCCCACTTGCCAGCAGCCACGATTCGGCGGCGTCGTATGCCTCGATCGCCGTCGTCGGGGCCTCGCGCATCATGTTCTTTGGTGGCTGGTAGCCGTGCTTCTTTGCTATGTAAATGACCGTGCCGATACCGACTTTCGTCAGCCTGTTGGCATATAGCTTGCGATACGGGATGGTAGATGGTGACCACTTCTCTAATGCCGCGCAGACTTCATCCGTGCATCCGTAGTAGTTGAATACCCCAGCCACCGTCCGTTTCCAGTCGAGGTGCTCCTGATGCGGCGGTACGAAAGCCAACATCTGGCGAAGATCGTCCATTGTGAGGTCGCGATCTTTGAACGCTTCGAACTGTACTTCGCTGGCGTGGGCTTCGTCGTCTTCGCCTACCATTTCATCAACTACGGCCTTGCCGATGGTCTTTCGAAACCATATCGTTTCAGCCTGCGGGTTGCCATACCATATACGCACAGCGTCGCGCGTGTTCGTATCACCTTCGTAGCGTGCGCACAAAACGCTCACAACGCGCTTGTATTCCTCAACCCTACGGATGGGCGCGTCGAGAATGAAAACGATCCTATAACGCGGATGTTCCGCCGTGTGGCTTGCCGTGGTGTAAGCGAACGCAGCATTGGCAGCGAGAAACGGATCGTCCTTTAACGTTTCGAATGCCGTCTTGCCGTGATCGACATCGACACCCACGACCTGCGCAGACTTGAAAGACGCTACCGTCCTATGGCAGTACTGCGTCTTCTCGTTCGCCACCAGATCAGCGCAGCATATCGCATGGCCCTTGACTGCCAGATGATCGTGCAGGTCATACATGGTCATTTCGACCGACTGCAGGCGATCTGATAGGGCCAAAAAATCTTCACGGGAGGCCTTGCCTATGACCTCCCGTGATACTGTTAGTCTGAATTGCATTAGTCCCCCGTTACTGCTTGGTAAACTGTCGAAATAGTGTCGACGACGTGCAATAGTGCATACATCATCGCGAATGTCAAAGCCGCAATCGTGAGGTAGCCGATGACCTCAGCAACACGGACGGCGATGCGAGCTTTCACGCATGCCCCCATACAACGTGGTCGTCGTCCTGATCATCGCTATCGACTTCGACTACAATCCATTGCGGAAACGGCACGTCCTTAAAACGATTTAGCTGTTCGCACCGCGCTTCGGCGCTGCTAAGGGTAGGGTATTGACTGTGCACAGTGTAGTCGTCAGCGTTAACGATTTGGTATCGGGCTGGTGCGTCAATCATAGCGTCACCGTTTTGCGTTTGTTGTTCATACGGACTCCGTAGTTATCGGCTCCCATGTGGCGAGCCGGAATTGTGTGTAGTACTCGTGATACTTGGCAGTATATTTTATGACCTCCGTTTCGACCTGGTAACCACGTTTACGCAGCGTCGCGATACACCATCTAAGCACGGTCGGTGACATCTTCCATAGCTCCCGAGCCATGACTGTTGACAGCCATTCCCCGGAACGCATGTAGTCGAAGACTTGTTGAATTATGCCGTGGTTGTTCTTGTGGTCGGCATACAAGTAGATTCTGACGTCGGGTGCTGAGGGCCTTGCAGACTGTGCACGTTCTCGGAACATCGCGGCGGCCTGGTCGGTGTAGATGAGTCTGGTGGCCCACTTGGTTTTCATGGCGTTACTCCCTTGGCTTTGGCGATGGCGGCCTCTGCGAAAGCAATATCACCGTGTTGATCGTAACTATCAGGCTCCTCACGTGCAATCGCGGCCGGCAGGATGCGCTGAAGAGCCTCCAGCATTTCAGGGGCGGCGGCGAACAATGGCGTGTACAGTACGTAGTCACCATTGTTATCTTCGACCATCCTAGGTCCAACCATACCGAAACATTTATATCGTTTCATGGCGTTACTCCTGTATTGCTGATTTGTTTCACACAAATCTCGTGATACATCGGTATCCGCTGCATCCACGACTTGTTTCGTTCCCTCTTATTCGGGAGGGTGATCGTCCGTGACGGTGGATGCTTACCAGCCGCCTGCTTACGTGTTCGGTCAGTGATGCGCACCGCCCAGTAGATCTTACCGTTCGCATTGTAGTGCGCTTCGCCTCTGATGGCCAACCCTTGCCGCAGGTGCTGGGCTGCGCCTCCGGTGCGTTCGTATAAAAGGATTTCAGCATCTTGAATACCGGCCTGCTTAGCTTCCCGGTAGCGTTCTGCAAATGCCGGATCGGCTGCGGTCAGCTCTTCAATTTTAGAATCGATCTGCATGACTCACCTCACGAACGGATTAGTTGCGAGTTGTCCGTAAACGTTGTGGTATTGATACGCACGTGCCACGGTGTCCTTATCAATACCCAGCGCCTGCAATGCCGTCTGCACATCATTCGCCGCGCGTTGTCTTAGGGCTTCGGTGCGTTCGGCTTCGACACGCCTTCGCACCTGTTCCATGAATTCCATGTCTGATATTTGCCCCCGCACTTCGCTAAGCACACGTTGCTCGATAGCCTCGCGCCGTTCTGCTAAGGTCTTGCTACGGGCTTGCTCGACTTCGGCGGCTACCCTAACCAGAGCCGCAAGCACGTCCCCACCTGGGGGGACGTACTCGTGCGTTGTGGTGTATTTCGTGCCGTCATCGGTTAGGCTGGGAATGCGTCCCCAGACGTGGCAGTGGCGATCGTTAAGATACTTGTAAAACACTCCGGGCCGGTATGTTTTGAATCCTGTTTTCATAGCTGGCCCCTTAGAACGGTAGCGAGCCATCGTCTTCGTTATCGACGACCGGCACGGTGCTGGTGGTTGGGATAGACGGTGTTTCCTTCTGGCCTGATGTTAGCTTGGGGCTAACCTTCGCCGCCAGTTCGGCCTCGACAAATACGAGTTGCTTAGTACTGTCAAACATCGTCTGGCCGTTTACCATCATGACTTCGAGGTCAGGCAGTTGCGTCTTGGTCGGATCAGGACGCATGGACGTGCAATACGGACGCTCCAGTTTGTTACCGTTTTGGTAAACGGTCGCCCCGATGATGGTCTTCTTCGGGTTGTCGTCTGGGCTGAATGAGTACGGCACGATCTTGATCGCCTGCTTGCCATCGAAGGCCGGGTTGCATAGTGCCAAGATGATGGTCTTGGCGTAACTCGATGTGTACTTCATCGTCACAACGTAGCGCTGGTCATCTTCGATGACGATTCGCCACTGCTTGCCGAAGTCACTGTCGGCAGTGCTGATACTTCGCACGATACCACTGATAGAATCGGCCACCCACTCGTATACGACGTTACCGTCTTTCGTAGTGCGCGTGGTGGTGGATGCGTTCGGTTCTTTGTATCGCACGCGAAGTTTGCCCTCCGAGATAGAAACATATACCGCGCTAGTGGTTGGGGTTTCTTGATTCAAACCCATGATGATGGCTCCTGATGGAGTGAATGAAAGGGGGTTATTTGCGGCGTTATCGCCGTAATTACGTCAAAAAGTAGCCCCGGCGCGTACACACTACACACCGGGGCCGGGGTCAGACTCCGGGCGATGTTGATTCGAAAGGCGCGGTCGTAAGGGGAGCAGACGGGCGGCTTTGCATCGCAGCGGAGTTGTCAAATATACGCGATTGTGTGTTTGCGTACGCTTCTAATATCACCTGATCGGGGTCGATCTCAACATAGTGCCCATCACCGGGGAGCGTGCCACGAAATAGGAATTTCGACTTCGGCTTGCGTTCGTTGGTGAGCTTGTATAGTTCACTGCGCAGGCGCGGCACTTCGGGATCGACGTTAAACGTGTTCTCTTTCAAGTTATACGTCGGCGAGCGTCGCCAGTCCTTCGGATGCCAGTTGTAGTGGCGTTCGACTTGGTACTCCGGCCTCTGCAAGGCCATCTCATTCCACGCCTGACGATACATCTCCGTCTGTACGGCGTGGTCGTCGTAGGACGAAGTCCCGCTCTTAAAATCGATGATCGACAAATCGCGCTGGCCGGTCTTCGGATCGGTCAGCCAAGCGATCAGGTCACAAGCGCCGGCATAACATAGGTCATCGTGCCATAGCATGACTTCAATGCCGAGCGGCTCGACTTTGTAGTCCCTACAAAACTGATCGAAAGAAAGCAAGGCCTTGCTTTGGAAATCCGTCAGCATCGCCAGCTCGACGTTGTGCCCCTGCAGATACCGTTCGAAATTCAGGTGCATCTCCGTGCCGCGTTCGGCGGCTTCGTCTCTGAGCTCGTTAGCGTTTTCAATGCCGTGTTTGGCATACCACGCCATCAGCCCCGGAGGCGTTGGCGATGTGGCCCGAATGATACTTGTGACCGATGGATACCAAATGACCTTCCCGCGTTCGTTTACACGTGCATATCGACGGTCGCCTGCGTTATGGTCATAGCGGTATAATGGCTCGACGCTGATGGCGTCGTAGATGGTGGGTTTCATAGGTGGCTCCTGTGTGTTTAGTTAAGTTTAGCTCTTTGCGCTTCGTCATCATACCGTTCCCTGCGGTCGGCTTCCGTCACCATGTTCACGACGTCCAGCAGACTGCCGGCCAGTTCCTTGGGGATGGCCTCCAGTTTCACCAGATGGTTGGCTAGTGTGCACAGCATTGTGTAACTGTTTAGGATAGCCATCTTCTCCTCATGTGAGCGTTCCCGCCATTTCAGTTCAAAGATCATGGCCGTGCCTCCATCTGAAATACGTCAACGTGAGCGTGCTGAGGCGGCACGTCGGTATAAATCATGCCCAGTAGCAACACGCCAGCCATGCCCACGATTACGGTCGTGATCACTAGCGAGTAGATACGCTGCTTTGCGGTTCCTCTGAAATACGGCGCAAGTCTGAAATGCTTGCGACCGATAGCGTCTGTGCACGTCGTGCATTCGATGCCGAGTCTCATCTGTCTGCTCCCAAAAGTGTGTGTGTGTGTTATGGGTTGTTATCCCATAACGTGACCAATCTACGTAATTCACTGCGGAAATAAAAACGGCAATTCTGCGGCATCCTCACGGACGCGGTGCAGATAGTCGTAGGCTTCGCGAGCATCGGCAAGGGCCTTGCTATGATCGGCTATCGTCAGGCCTCCGACGTGGTGGACGTAGGCACGACTGACGAATATACGTGCTCCTGCGGTCGTCATGTCGTGACATTGCACGTTATCCGAGTACGTATTGCAGTGCGGGAAATCTACCCAAGTCGAGGGCTGGACTACTGAGCATATCGGGGCGATCATCTTGGTTTCACGGATGGCGCTGCCGTCGTTGTTGCCGATCCACTGCAGGTTCCGCAGAATGTTATCGGCACGGCAAGCGACGTGCCCCCAGTTCGTAATGCCCTGAGCTTCCAATGCGTCGACGTCTTCCATTAGGATGCGGTGGGTATCGGGCCGGAATACGATGTCGTCGTTGCAGATAACCACGCGGTCATAGCCAAGGTTGAAAGCCTGATGCACGGCGGCGTTGTATGATTCGCCGAATGAAGTTCCTACATTGGGCATCCAGTGATTCGTACCGGCGTACTCACGTTGTGCGTCCGGGTGGCTGATGACCATCGGTATGGTGTGCAGATAGGCCTGCTTAGATGCGAGCATAACGTCCAGAGTGTTGCGATCGCGTGTGCATACGACGTAACAAGTGAGCTTCATGACGGCCTCCGAGTGTTGAGGTCTCTCAATTTCGAATCTAATTCTTGGAGCCGGTCGGCGGCTTCAAGTAGAGCGGCCTCAGCTACGCCATCGCCAGTATTAAGAGCGGCGGCGAGAATGCGCAGGGCTTTGATAAGGGTTTCGGTCGAGCTCCGGCCGGGCGTGTGCTTTGCTTCCGTGCTCATGACTTGCGCCCCTTATCTATCGCCGCGTTGGCGGCTTTGAGCTTCTGCTCTGCGTCTTTGACGGCTGCGGCAAGGGTCTTGCCAGTGCCGATAATCTTACGACCCCTGCGGTCGAATGTGGTGGCTGTTGCCATGGTGTCTGCTCCCGTGTGTGTGAAAGTTGCGCGTTGTGCAGCCGCGCCCCTGCTAAGCTGTTATCGCGTTCCGTTCCCTTCGCCATCTGCTGTTTCGGCGTTATAGATATACTCAAACATGTGACGGTTTGAAGATTGGAATTTTATGTAGGCGCTGTCGAAATACTTTTCAAGCGCTGAAAGTGTGCGCGCTTCGCCAAATAACTTGATAAGCTTTTGCGCGACATTGTAATAAGCTGTTAGGCGTGTCATGTCTGTGCTCCCGTGTGTGTGTGTGTGTGTGTGAAAGTTGCGCGTTATGCAGTCGCGCCCCTGCTGGTATTTACTTAGCAGGTGCGAAAGATGCGTTGTCAAGGTGCTCGACCTTAGCACCGTCGCAAATGAACGCCATCGCTTTGAGTGCCGACATTGGGAAAACGCGCATTGCGCTACGGCTGTAAGAATAGTAACGCTCGCGGTTTTTCTTGTCGCGCTTGACATAAACCGTGTTCCAAGTTAGCTTTTCCATCTGTCTGCTCCCGTTGTGTGTGTGTGTGTGTGTGTGTTGACTGACGTATGCAACATAACACTTATTTCAATAATGCAAACACTTTTTTTTCAAATCGTGAAAAAAGTTTCAGCCCCCTCCACACTAGGCAGAAGGGGCCACGACTCAGCATAAGACTTGCGCCCTACGACTTCGTTTCGATTCGCGCTATACTTGCTATCGCCCGGATGCGATCTTCTGTTATGCCCAGGAGCTTCTGCATTTCGAACTTGCGTACCGGCAGGCCCTCGTGGGCAATGCATCGCCGCAAAGCCCTTGCGAGCTCCATGTAGTCAGCCATGCGTTGGTCGTTTGCTACGGAACTCATCATGACAATGCCGTCGCTTGCTCAACGAATAACCGAACACGTCCAGCCGCACCCGTAGCATAGCTTACCGACGACGCCGAATCACTGACGATTGCTAGTAACAAGTTCTGCGCAGATGCTGCGGTCGTCTGACGAATGTAGAGATTCGGTTTGATGCTGGCCGTCCACTTGGTATCGGTCGTCCGTTTGTAATCGGCTGCGGGAACTTCGAACTGACCTAACAGATACGTCGTATCGGGATTGTAAACAGCGCCCGACGACGGGGAAGTACCCGCACCAGCACCGAGCACGTACACGAGTAGCGGATGCTTCTTAATGTCACCCGATGTCGCCGCTGTCTCCTCAAAATCGACCTGGCGAATGATCGCGTGTTGATTCGTGGTGGTCATCGCCCGAACGGTCACCAGAGCAGCTACGATTGGATAGTAGCGACTTAGCGACGTAGTGATGAGGCCAGACCCAAGGTCAGACCACCCGAGCGCTGATGGATCGGAAAGGATGTTCGCCGCGATCGGCGTGTTAGGTAGGCAAGACATGATGATCTTTAGATAGTGTTATCGAAATTGTTTCCGCTCGAAGCGCTGTTGATCGTAGCCGAAGTGCAGCGCACCCGAGCCCCCGAGACGTAGCCGTAATAGTTAGCCTCCCCTGACAACGTGCCAGAGCCCGTGCCGTTTTGATCGTTCAAATATACGCCGATGGACACGGCATCGCCATAGGCCAGCGGGATTAGTGCCGTGCCTTGCATGACCACCTCTTCGACGTGCGACTTGTCGTTAAAATGGTTGTTGAACATATCAATGTTGCGGTACACAGTGCCGTTTTTGAGCAGCACCAAACGCGTCTCTGCTATCTTGTCATTCGGTGAAAATCGCATGGCCACCATAGCAGACACCAGCCAAATACCGCTGATTTCATCGGATGGCCTGAATGCCCAGGCATTGCTGACAACCTGGCCCTGCACGCTGCGGATTACTTCGTTAGTGAACTTGAGAATGTTCAGCGCACCTAACGTCGTGCCGTTGGCAGTCCACGCCAGCGAATCGGAGTTGGTATCCCATTCGAAAGCATGATGCCAATCACTCGAATAATGCTTGGCACGATGTTCGGCGTTTGCCATCGCTGTCATTATCGACCGGGTTGTGGCCTCGGCTTGCGTAACGTTGATGTTTGCAGTCAGGCGCAGACCGGTGTTGATGATCGTCTGGTAGGTGACGTTCCCAGTCTGGGAACCTGCTATCTCACCTGAGTACAGCCCGCCTTGCCGGCGCGATTCGAATGCCAGCGATGCGGGGGCCACCTTGCCACGTTTGACGGGATCATTGATTGGCATTGGGTTATCCTATGTTTCCAGTGGCTGCGAGTAGAAAGAACTTAGTCGAAATCTCCCCAGTCATCCAATTGTGGGATGACGACGTCATTACGGCTTTCGTCCATGCGAGGTTTGGCAGAACGTCGGCATAGTCTGCCGTGCCCCCAGAGCCGCCCGAATTGGTCGAGAGGTCATATACACCACCGACGTTATTCGGAAGCATTGCAGGCGTTTTAAGGGCGTTCCACGTGCATTCTATTGTGGCGTTGTCTGGGTTACTGAAGAGGTGCAACAATAGCTGGGTGAGGCCATAGGCCATCGTGGCTTGCGCTTGTACGCTGTTGAGTTGCACTCGGTAGTTGCCCTCATTGTCATCATGCTGGACAGGCTGCTTCATTGCTGTTGTGGTGACTTGCACATACGAGCCACCGGGCAGGTAGTAATAGCGCGTGTTCTCATGCGCCATGACAATCGTGTTCTGGCCTGCCTCCGGACGCTTGAAATAGATGAGGTTCGTCTGGAGTAGCGGCCCGTATCGGCCGTCGTCTTCGTCTGCCTTCGGCAAGTACACGGGTGCGTTATGGATGATCGGCTCGACGTTCATCGACCGTGACCCGTCCGTGCCGCGTTTTAGGCGGACAAGTTCCTTGACGTCTTCGCCGTTCTCCGATTCCCAGCGTACTTCGGCCTTGCCGATGTTGTTCTCACCGCGACCGATCGACGGCCGTTGCATCATTTGCGTAGCTGCTATCTGCGCATCGTACCCCGTGCCCGAAGTGTTGCTTGCAAGAGGCGAACCTACGCGCCGGGCTGTGAAATCGACTTGCACCACCGACCCCAAACCCGACGGGGTTATCGAAGTAGTGTATTGGCACTTGATCCCCAGCGTCTCGCAAATGTCTCGCATGATGTCGTAGACAGTCACGTCATCACGTCCCCAGCCGTACTTGTCCTGACGGCCTAGCAAACCCCCGGGGGCGGTGTCGAGTGTGAAGGCGTTACCAATGCCGGCATGACTGACCACGTAAGCAGTCGCCGATGTCAGCGCCGAACCCGGGTCGCGGTCGTAATCGTCATAGTCTGACGACTTCAGTTCCAATGCAGAGGCAAAGAGCGTCGGGAGATTGTTCACGCCAAGTGTTAGGAAATCCGTGCCGTGGAAATAGTAGTCAATCAGGTGGTCGCGTACAGCACGCCCCATCCACTCGAGTACGTCCCCGATGGGCATATACAAAGAACCCGGCCCGTCCTGATACGTGTTACAACCGGTGCGATTCGTCATCAGCACGCCGAATAACTTGTGGTATGCCGGCAGTGGTGTGGATGGATTGCGCGGGAACAGGGCGTCGCCAGTCGTGAACGCATCGTTCCCGGTGAGGGTTTTCATTGCATGGTACACAACGTCGACGAGCTCCACGTCGTATTCGTACACTTCGGTTGCCGTAGGTGATACGGTGAATCCGTCCGTGTCATTCTCAACGCCGACGAACTCCGTCGTCCATGTTGCGCCACCCGTGCCGCGATCTGAGTACAGAACGAAGATGTTTCGACGGAGCGTCTTTGGCAGTGGCAACACATCCTCACGACCCGAACGAATGTAGGCTTGCAATGCAGACGGCAGGCGGCTGAATGCGAGTTTGATTTTTAGCGTCTGGGGTTGGATTAGTCCATACGGTAGTTCGTCAAACTCCGTCAGGTGTTCGCCGATTTCGAGCAGGGCGACGTCGTCGACTTCCGTAGGGGTGTCGTCAATGTCACCATCCCACGGAATGTAGTCCAGACGGATGCGCCAGCCGGTGGGGAGCGTGCGAGAAAAGCGATACTTTGCCATCAGGATTTGTGCCTATGAGCGAAAACAACAGCCAATGCCCGCGTGCCGTACTCGGAGTTAACGGATTCTTCCCAGTTGCGAATCGTAACAGGGTAGACAGTGCCCGCAGTTGACGGGTACGTCCGCGAACCTGCATCGATGCGCAGATACAGATACTTGTAATCGGTCGCCACGTCGGCAAAGGTCACAAGGTCATCAATGTCTTGCAAGTCCGTTGCGCTTGTGGCGTCGTAGTTAAACGGGAAAGATTCCACGTTAAACGTGCCGCGACGTTGTGCGTAGCTTACGGCATCACCGCCCACGTCCTCGATTTGTTCGGCGGTGATCTCTGGTTTGACTTCGGGTTTGATGATGAAAATACTTGCACTCGCCGGCGTTGTGAGCGCAGACGTTGCAATGGTGCGCATAGCATACGCATCGGGTGTTACGCCTGCCGTGGTCATCGTGTTAGAACCGTAGAGCGTCAATTTCCATTTCGCATTTGCGGGCATCAGTGCATCCTTCGGACAAGTGAGCGGCGTTGGTCGCGTTGATAAAGGTAACTATCGAATCCTACGTCAAGACTGACGGACTGCTTACCGTAGATACCGTTCGGCATCGAATCCAGACGTTGACGAATCGCGGCGAGTTCGGCGTGCATGGCGTTGAACTGGCCTGTCGTCACGAGAGCATCCGATGATGCCGTCACCACCGGCGAGAACGTGCCGTTGTTCATGGCCTCCAAAACGCCGCGATACTTGCGGGTGTTATTGGCATTGACAACGAACTCACCACGGTGCACGATGCCGGCCGGTTCGTACTTGCCACCGTTGCCAGTATAGCCGCCCTCTGCAAACCCAGATACCGAGGCTTTGGCGGCGGCCACCAAACCGTACAGCGTCGCACTTAGGGCAGCGGCAACAATCAAACCAGTGCCAAACGGAGCGGCTGGGTTGGCAAGATTGATACCCGTGATTTGCGCGACCAGCACCGGAATCAACGCCTCCAAAGTGTCCAGCGCTATCGACAGCGTGGCCTTGCCGTAATCCTCTTGCTCGGTGATGATCTGCGCAAACGCAGCCCCTGCCGTCTGCGCAAGTGCATTGTAAAACTCTGCTGAGGTTGCCTTGCCCTGAGAATAGGAATCCGCCACCGTCGCCAGGCTTGCAATCTGTTTATTCGTCAGCTCAGTAAACGAGGCGTTCAGTTGTTGCACGACCAGGTCGAATACCGTCGGCAGTTCCCCGACTGATTCGTTCAGTTTCTTGACGGCGTCCTGGTACGTCAACGTCCCGTCGGCAAGGTTCTTACCGATCTCGTCGATCGATTCTTTGCTGGCTTGCTCGGGCTTTTTGAAAACTTTTTTCCAGTTGATGTTAGTCACGGCATCGGCGGCGGTCTTGCCAAGGTCTCCGAGAATCTGATCAGATAGGGACTGCTTCGGAGGCTCAATCTTGCCGATCGTTATCGGAATACCAAACACCACACCAGCGGCGAGAAGCTGGCGATTGAACTCCTCGGCGCTGAGAAGCTTTTTGAGAGCGGTGACGATGTTGCCTTTCTTGTCTGGCTTAACTATGGCGGCAATAGCCAAATCCAGAATCTTGCCCTCAGCATCAAGGATGATTTCGTTGGCGGTCTTGATGACCTGCGCTTCGTTTTCGTCTTTCGCCAAAGCCAGCGAAGACTTTACTGCAAGTTTGGATTCGGGGTCTTGCGCGGTAATGCTCAGGGCTTCGGTGACCTTCGCGATGCGCTCTTCGGCTTGCTTCTTGTCAAACTCTGCAATCTGGAGTTTTACTTCGGCTTTCGACAACGTGCCTGCGGCTTCCTGTGCTTTCAGTTTATTCTCGAATACCTTGCGTTCTTCCTTCTGCTGATCGGTGAAAGCTTTTAGAGCTTCCTTAGCCTTGTCGAATGCGGAGGCCTGCTCTTTGGTTTTCTTTGTGTCCTTTTCAGTGGCAGCCGTTGCGGCCTGCGTCGCAGCCGTTGCCTTGTTTGTTGCATCGGTGGCACCTTCGGATGCAGCCGCTGCGGCCGCTGCGGCCTTGACATTCTTGCCCGTTGCCTCGTTGAAACCACGGCTATAAGCGTTCCCCACGCGCTCACCAAAACCAGTAAACGCTTTCAATGCCGCTTGGATGTCGAGATTGCCCAGCGCGGCGAAGAACTCCGATATTACCGTCTTGATTTCGCGGAATGCTTCGGTGACGCCGCCGATGGTGCCTTTGATGTTCGTAAAAGCAGTACGCAAAGTGTCCAGCAGGCCAGCGCCTTTCTGGGTTTCGGCGTTGCTGTCTTTGCTAACTCCAATCCATTCACGGATTTTCGTGATAACGCCACCGATCACGACGGCGATGCCTTGCAATGGCGTCAGAAAGAACTCAATAAGAAACTTGCCGACTTCGACCACGATATCGCCGACGAATTTCATTACTTCAGCGATACCGGAAAGAAAATCGCTGAACATCTTCATGACGTCCATGCCTTCGCCAAAGGCCCCGTCCATACCGAACGCACGTTTGACAGCGTCAATGACAGGTTGTATTGCGCGGATGATTCCGTCAAAAACGGAGTTCATGATGTCGAACACCACGCGCACGGCAGTTGCGGCGAAGTTGATTGTGTTGACGATGCCCGCGATGATGGCCCCACCGATGAGCATCAGTATCGGCTTGACGATGCTCCACATGTTGCTGAAATGCTCGGCGATGGCTTCGATGGCAGGGCCTACGGTTCCGCTGACAAGGCCACCGATCAGAGTGAAAGCGTCTTTGAAGCCTTGAAAGATTCCGATCGCCGCGTTACTGATGTCTGCTTTGAAACGAGACATCATTTCCGAGAACGTGGCCATGTTTATTTCGGCCTGCACAAATGCTTCGTTCGTACCGGTCACGCCTGCGGTGAATGCTTCAATATTCTTGATATTGTCCAGCAAGATGCCAGCCGTCGATGCGTTCTCAGTACCAAAGAGCGTAGCCTTAAAAGCGGCTTTTTCTGCGTCGCTACCAAGTTTGCTGATTCCGCCCTGCAATTCCGTGAGGGCTGCGGAAAGACCCTTACTTGTGAGGGTTGCACCTAATTGCTCCGCAGACAATCCCACACTCGCCAGCGCATCCGCACCGGGGCCGCTTTGCTTGATAAGCAAACCAAGGACGTTGCGCAAACCGACACCAGCCTCCGAGCCTACCTTCCCACCTACGGCAAGCGCCTGTATTGCTGCGTTGGTTTCTTCGAAGGACAGGTTTGCACCCTTAGCGGCAACACCCGCCTGCAGGATAGCTTCGGCCACTTGTGGAATTTCGGCCGCTCCGACCTTTGCAGATGCAGCCAGTACGTTAATGAACCGTCCCGATTCTTGCGCAAGTTTCGCAGGGTCGGAAGCGTCGATGCCGAATTGCAACATCGCATTCGACAGCGCGTCGACTGATTCCTTTGCGTCCAGGCCTGCGGCTTTTGACAGGATGTTTACGTTCTCAGTAACGGCGTTCAACGCCTCTGGGGTCTTTGCAAGGTCGGGGCCAAACTTCGACAGAATAGTTTGAAACGAACCGAGCTGGGTTGTGGCTTCGCCACCGAAGCGCGATGCGAGTTCCTTCGCCTTATCACCGAATTGCGCGAGGTCGTCACCGGTGACGCCAGTAACAGCAGACAAAGCCGCCATCTGAGTTTCGAACTCAGCGCCCTTATCCACTACGAATTGAAAGCCTTCTACAATCTTACCGGCAGCCGCTTGCACGCCAGCGACGACACCACCGCCGATGATGCCTCCAGTAATTCCCGCGCCAATATCTGATAGTGCCGACTTTGCATTCGACTTGAGATCGTCGAACGTTGATTTTGCTTTCGTCGTATCGATACCTACGTCAATACTGCCAAGCGATTTTTCGAGGTCTTGCGCCGTAGCCTTGCCGTCGGCCGCCACCTTCTTAAGTGACGCCTGAAATGACGACGTGTCTAGTTTCAGCTCATTCGTGAATACTGCCATGCTACGGCCTCCTTGTCATGCGTTTGTATTTGTTCCGTTCGATCGACTTTGCCGTTGGCTGATCCCACTTCGTAGCCCGCACGATGGCGATGCGTCGCATAAACTCCGATGCCGACAGGTTGTCGACGAAATCATCTGGTGTCATTTGCCATGCCTGCGCTGCGTCGTATGCCATGATGACGTCGTGCTCACGTGACGGCATGACGTCGAAGCCCGTGATGCGCTTTGGCAGGGGCTTGCCGTCCTCGTCTACTGGCTTTGCAGTCAGCACGCGGTACTCGTCATATATGGTGCGCAGTGCCGACATCTCAGAGTTTAGTAACCTCTCGAAATCGTTTGACGGTTGCGACCACCTCCGTCAGGTCTTGCTCGTCCCAGAATCCGTCAATCGCCATGAGGGCTTTGTCCTGCTCAGTTAGCTGGCTCTGGTCTAAGATGGTCTTCAGAATTTCAACGCATGCGTCAATAGCTTCGTCATTGTCCAGCGGGAAATCCGTCGATGGGTTGTTGAGTGCATCCCATATTTCAGGGAATGATTCGAGCAGCTCCGACTGAATCTTCTGTGCCACCATGGCTTGCAAGTCACCGTCGCTGATGTTCGGGATTTCTGCGCGAATCATTGCGCGAATTTGCTCAGCATACTGCGTGTTCTGCCCACCTGTTAGGGTGACGATTTTGGATGCGTTTGGGCTTCGCCGCATGGCGTCCATGAACGCGGTGTTCTGTCCCAAGGCCCTGAGCACTCCGATTGGTGTTTCCACGGCGCGAATAACCTTCCGTGATACGACGGCCTTGACTGGCACGTCTTTAGGTTCGCCGGCAAAATAGATTTTCATTGTGGCTCCGATGTGAAAAGAAAATGGGGTTTTGTTTCTATATGGTCACCCCGTCAGGAGGCGGCTTGCTTCGTCTGCATAGCCGCCCCCGACACGGAGCCACCGTGATTTTATCCGTATACGACCGTACCGTATGGCTTGGACGCTGTGAGCGTAACAGGCGTTGACGTGGTCATGAACGAGGTGAGATGCGTAGCAAGCAGCGTAACAGGGGCTGCGAGTTTGAAGCCTTCAAACTCAAGTGTCACGCGGTTGTATGTTTCGCCTGCTTGCGTCCATCCACCCGAGGTATTCGACAGACGAACAGGGAATACACCGACCTTGCGAGCCGCACCCGTCGAACCGTTCGTACCGCCCTTGACGGCTGCGATGTACTTTGTGTTCGAACCTGACGTTTCGTTCGTGCCGTCCTCGAGGAGGATGTCTTCGACGTTGCCAGCTACCGAGACAGACGATTCAATGAACGTTTGCAGAGCGGCGTTGTCTTCGACGTGCTCGATAGTGACGTTGTAAGCACCTGAGTCCTGACGTGCTACGTCGGTGCTGATGATGTTGCCGTACAAGTACAGCGCGGGGCTTGCGCCTACCGTTGGTGTCGTGACTGTGTCATCGACTGTCCATACGGCGAAGGCGTTACCACCGGCGATGATCCGATTTGCGGAACCTGCCATGAGATTTTATCCTTGGTATTTCTGGAGATGTTGAGAATCCCGAGCAAGCATTTGCGACCACAACGTAAGCTTACGCTGATCGTCGCATGATGCGTACTCGGTAGAGAGTAGTTTCACATTGCGCTCCAGTTTGGCTTTCATCTTGTCGGCTGAGATTTCATAGCCCACATGGTGCACAATGAGAGAACAGGGGGCGGCACGGAATCCAGCTTCGTCGATGCTCCATCCGATTTGCTCGTGCGCAGCACCCTCGAATTGGAACCCGTAGCCGTTGCGAAACAAGCGTATCGTTGGCACGTGGTAGCGCACGGCGTCGTCAAACTCCGTCCCCGTATGCGTCTGCTGTGATCCCACACAGCCGCAGATTAGTCCGCCAATGCCTGGCGGGTATTCGGATAGGCGTTTGAAAAAGTCGTGCTGGTGAACCATTAGTCTGTCGTCGGCATCCAGCCACATGATCCACGGACGTGTTGCCAGTGCAATACATTCGTTGCGCAGATTTGCGAAGTGTAGTTTTGTCTTGACTGTCTTGTAATATCTGACAACCGTGTTGCCGTAGGTCTTCGTCTTACGATGGACGGTAGGTTCTTCGACTTCGCCGATGCTATTCCACAAGACGACGACCTCGCTACCGTTGGGGATGGTGCGAAGTAAATCGAGCATATAGTGGGCATCGGATTCCGATGCGATTACGCAGACGGAAAGCGGCAACCCCTCAGGTTGCAAGGGGACTATTTCAGGCGTTGACATGTGGCTCCGTAACGATTTTGTGTGGGTACAAAACTACGTTGAAAGCCCCACCCTCGCTATCGAATCTCCCGACATGCACGTCTTCGACTGATCGCGGCGCTTCGTCCCCGAAGAAGTCAGGGTCGATACGCACGCCAATATCGCCATAGAGTTCGGTGACGTTCTGAAGATGCAGGATAAGTTCGGAGATAAGCATCATGATTGCACGTATGTAAGTACCACTTCGTACATGATCGCCATGTTATCGCCCTTGTCATCTACGTAGCCCGTGACCGATGACGTATCGATGCTGTGAATGAGGATGTCGTAGCCGGCGGCTGTCGTCTCTGAAGTTGGCAGTTCAGCAGCCAGCGCGTCGATGCACTTGTCAATCTTCTCGACGATGATTCCGTGATTAATTGCTCCGAGGCCTTCGTTCATCGAATCCAAACCGTTTTTGGCGATGGCATAGATACCGATGGTCATGCGTCGCAAGGGGGCGTGGATGTATGACGATTCCGTCTGCGATGTCTCCACGTCATCCGAAATGATGTTAACGTACACTTCGGTCTTTGTGGCACTACCGACCTGCTCCAAAATGAACACGCGGCGAACGTCGAAGGTAGGCTCCAGTTCTAATTTGGAGCGCAGCAAGTCGAGCCCGAAGGCGTAGCGGGATGTGGTAGCCATTAGCTCAGTAGTCTCCGTAACATATCGCGGATGATGTTGCCCAAGTCTTTGTCGTTCATTGCTTTGATGGACGGTTCTATGTACGGCCGTGGCGGTATCGTAGCCGCATGGTTGCGCCCAGCTTGCCCTCCGTACTCGTGAATCCGAGCGTACGGAATAACTGCTAAGTCAATCCCCCAGACGAACGAATACGTGCCGGCTTTCGCTTCGGTTTTGCTGACGTTGCCTTTGGCCCTGTAAACCGTTGCGGCTTTAAACAGATTGCCGTTGACAAGTTGCAAGGTAGTGCCCTTCGGATTGCGCGGGTACTTTGGCGTTCTGTTGGTTTCGCCATAATTGTCAGTTATCCGAGCGGCCAACACGGTCTGCAATCGCTCCGGGTCGAAGGCGTATTCTGCTTCCGTGGGCAGACGCGACAGAATCCGTTGCACGTATTGGTCGATGGTCATCGATACCCCAACGTAGTATAGGGGCGCAGGCGGCTTTTGAAACGTGCCATGAGGTCACGATAGACTGTCGTTTGCGTCATGCCGCCTTGGTTTACTGCAATGCTTTGCACACCGAAACGGTTTTCACGTCCGCCAAAGTCCGTCATCTTGAATAACTCGACTACGATTTCTGAGGCGATTTCTTCCAAGTCAGCAGGCACGGCGTTCGTTGTGCCGTCGTAACCTACTGTCAGGTTGGCACGATAGAAGACCTTAACGAACCCGTCGTCTTTGTACAGCGACGTGACGCCGCCGGTGTTGAATACCACGGGGCCGGTGATTGTCGACCATGCGTCGTAGGGGTTGTCCCGCTCTTGGATGCTGTTCATCACCACGGGGACTGTGTAGTGCAAGAGATGCACACGGTTGCCATCGCCGACGAAGTCATACGCTACGGCCTGCCCAGTGACGGGCTGCTTGCATATGTTGTTGATGATCGATTCCGACTGTGTTATCAGCGACGCAAGACGGCTGTCGTTAGCAGACGATTGGTCATTGATCCAAACCGTCTTCAGTTTGTTTACGGTTGTGAGTGCCATCAGATTACATCCTTTACTGCTTTGGTTGCCGGCTTGCCAAATCGTGAGTCGTAGATAGCCTGGTCGCCTTTGTTGAGCTTCGCCGGCAAAACGCAAGCGATCATATTTTCTTTCCGATAACTTGCGATGTTGACTTCGTTTGACTGATTGCCTCCGAGCACCTTGACTGTCGTCGAAGTGTCACCAACACAGAAGCCTACATGATTGCCACCTTTGCGAGTGAAGACCACCAGACAGCCCGGATGCAATGCGCATGACTGGCCATAGGTCGCCCATGACTTTGCCGCTGCGGACTTTGTGATAGGATACTTGGCTTTGGCCATAACCCAGTTTACGAACGACGAGCACCAGGGCACTTCGTCGGATGTGGCCTTGAGTGTCGTCGTGGCGTGGTATGCTACAATCTGCGGATGCGCAGAAGCCCCGGCTATTTCCTTGACGCCGCGTTCGCCTTCGGCAATGTCCATCCAGCTATATTTCATTCTGCGCACCTCGCATAGTTAGGAGCGTTTCGTACATCAGATTTTCGAACAGCACCGCCATCGGCTCGTTTACGTCCTGACCTGTCACCGATTCAAACGCGTGCCACCACTCATGTAGGAATGTCTGCAGACGTTCCCTTTCGGATGTTGCCTTGCCATCGACTGATGATGCGATACGGATGGTGCGCGTTGTAAAGTCGCACTCCCCATATCCCGTCATGCCTCGCTTGGCTATCTTGACAGCCCACTTCTGGCCGGCAAGTTTGAATGTCTTAGGGATCATCACCGCACCATCCCGTTGATGATTGTGCGATTGTTCACGGCGAATGTCCCGTCACCTTCTAACTCCACAGTAGCAAAGCCGTGGTTCCAGCCGTTTCTAGGGGCGTAGTGAGGGTTTAGATCGCATAGGCAACCCACAGACCACCCCGCAATGAAAGACCCGTCTAATGGCTTGCGTATCTGATCTTGGCTAGTCCTGTGCACGTGCCCGACAAGGATGTTGTCGAGTGCCTTCATTCGGAAGCTCCGCGCTGGCATCACACCACCACCACCATACCACTCGTGGCCATGATCGACCCATAACTTACCAATCGTCATCTTCGCACGATTGCAGACCCATTCGATGCCGTTGTCACGAATGCCGAGCATGGATTCAATGTCGATAGTCCCCTGCAGTTCGCTGGCCTTGCGTGCAAGGTAGCGTTGAAACCGCTCCTCGTGGTTGCCCTCACGGTAGATGATGCGGACACCATCGCCAAAGAACTTCCGCAGGTGCTCGAGCATCTTCTTGCCAACGTCAAGTTCCCACTTCCACGACCGTTTCAATTCTACTTTTTCGTGCGAAGACAGCTGGTAACAATCGAGCATGTCACCATTCAAGATAACCGTCTGCACGCCTGCGTTTTTCAGCTCTTGCAATGCCGTGAGGTACGCACCGTAAAACTGTCCAGACGCATCACGTCGCAAGTCGTGAAATGGCCAGTGTGCATCTGAGATAATGCCGGTCAGCTTACTGGTTACTTCACATACAACATCGTCCCGCAGGTCTCCGATCTCCATTTCGCCATCGATGCCTGGCACGGCCCCGTACGATTCATTAGACGTCCCCTTGCGAGGATCCCACGCTTCGCCCTGTTCACGCTGGTCTTTGGACTCATCGGGTGTCATGCCATGCCTAGCTTCGAACCCACGCTTGTAATGCGCGGCAGCAGCCTTGATAGCCGCTGGGTTTTGATACGTCCCAGCGGCTTTACGCATTTCAATAATGAGGTCGTACTCGTCCTCAGTTAAACGTGGTCGTACTGACACGTCAGGCTTCGCCGTCTTGTGCGAACAATCCGATCAGGAATAGCGTAACCGTGATGATGGCCTCGGATGGGATTGCAATAGCAAAGATCGAGTTCACTAGGTACGCAACACCACCGATAATGCCGGTGATCGTAGTCTTTGGGTTCTTCATCAGAACGCCCCATGTAATGTGGATAATGTATGGCACAAGACGTGCCTTCTGCCAAAGTGATAATTCGATAGGTTCCGTGTCGAGTGTAATCTCATCGGGGCTGACCTCCTGACGATACAAGCGCATCGGCTCGTCAGTCTGCAGTGGCCGCGCCGGAAACGGTGGGGGCTTGAGTATGGTCGCCTCGTCGTGCCTCATCGCGATGACCGTTCTTCCAATCTCACGAGACGTTCGACGATATTGATGATCTGACGTGACGTTTCCCGGTCGCTTTGTTGCAGTTGAACGATAGCCTCCGTTGCACCTTTCAATGTTTCGTGCATGGCTAACGATACTTCCAACGCGCGGTCGGTTTTGGTAACCAGCGCTTTCAAAAAGTAGCCAACCGTAGCAACTAGCGTCGTAATAATCACGCCGATAAAAAACTCAGGTGTCACTCTGCGTCTCCTCGTTATTCGGTATGGGTCGGTAGAAACGTTGCTCGGCTTCTTCCCACCAATCGCCAATTCCGGCGTTTTCGTTTGCGATCATGACAGTCCCGTCGTCCGGTGGTTGCCATGTGGCGAGGTTGCCATCCCATAGGCAGGTGTTGTACACCACGTTGTCTTTGACCATTGTGTAGCGCGCTGCTTTCATCATTAGCTTCCGTAATATTCAATGACAACACATAGACCGTTGCCCCCACTGCCACCAGCTCCTGAGTTCTGTCCATCACGAGAAGCACCTCCCCCACCTCCTCCTGATGCACGTCCGCCATTCCCGCCGTTGCCTCCTGCGACCGTTGCAGCCAAGTCACCTGGGAATCCTCCTCCGCCTCCAGTTCCTATTGCATTAGTCAAGGTGTTGTCGATATCGTAGATGTATTTATTAGCAACATCAGTACCATTGCTACCTGATGATCCAGCGATGGCAGCACCACCAGCAGGTCCCGATATTAGAGTACCTCCGTTGTAAATAGCACCACCACTTCCCCCAGCCGTTGTTGCTATCGCAGTTGTTGACATACCACGTCCGCCACCGCCACCAGACGCAGCCGATGCACCAATGAAACCAGTAGTACCATCTGATGTTGTAGTTGAGTTGTTTCGTCCTGATCCACCAGCCCCACCACTCAAGGCATACGGACCGTATGGCGGTGTCGCTAAAGTTGCTGATCCACCAGACCCACCAGAAACTGCGCTGCTTGCAGCACCACCAGCCCCACCACTACCTCCTTGCGAGAGGACCAAAGAACCAAATGATGATCCACCACCCTGAGGACCAGTGTTGCCATTCGTGTTGTTGACAGTCTGTGCAGCACCACCAGCGCCACCAGCGCCGACGGTGATCGCATAACTCGCATTGAGTAGTTGAGCTTTTCGAATAAGACGCGTCGCCATTCCCCCACCACCACCACCGGCACCGCCTGAGTTATTAGTTGACGATGGTCCTCTTCTGCCCGATCCTCCTCCGCCTCCTGCACCAACACAGATTACAAGAGCACCCCAAAAGTTAGAAACCGTCGGTTTCGTCCACGTGTCGTTTGCCGTGTATTCTCGAATGACGGGATCTGTTCCCCCACCGCCCGCAGTTGTTAGGTCATACTCCGTACCACCGTCATTCTTGAAATACACCTTCCCGTCTGTCTTTGCATAAATGACACCATAACCAGACGACGGCGTCCCTAGTGATGATGCTTGCTCGGCAAGGATGTTCCCCTGACCTGCAATAAGCTGATCGGCGTCCGGGTGCTCTTGCAAGTTGCCTGTGGTCGTTATCGGTCTTTTGTTCGCCATTAGCTCAGTAGTGTTTCCGTTCCTGCGTCATTTTTAAAATACAACAGACCATCTGTCTTGACATACAACACGCCATAACCAGATGCCGGGGTCGATAGTGAGCTTGCTTGTTCTGCCAACACTAACCCCTGACCACACAACAGACCATCGGCGTCCGGGTGTTCTTGCAATACGGCCGGTGTTGTGATCGGTCTCTTATTCGCCATTACGCGAGCGTGATAGGTTGCTGTTCTTCGAAGTTGAGCTCAGTAGCTGAGAGCGCTACGCCGACCTCTTGCGAGAGATACCCCGATGTTGAAGGAGCCGTTGATACGATTGCGCCCGCAGTTGCACCGCTCAAGTAGTAAAAAGCACCCGGCGTTAAACCTGTGAGCCCTGTGATGGTGCCGTCCAGGTACACGGTTGCGTTGTTTGGCGAAGTGACCGCAGACAACACAAAGCCCACAGCACGACGGCCGTTGCTGGCGTCCGCCTTGCGTGCCTTGACTGTTCCGCTATCGTTCCACAAGTTTACCAGATCACCTGCGCTAAGGTTCTCAGATGTTGCGGCCAGCTTCGTCGTAGCACCAACGCCAGTTGGCATCATGGTGCTGTCGAGCTTGCCAGCGCTGTCGAGAGCGACAATCTTGCCAGCAGAGCCCGCGCCTGCTGACGTTGTTGTGCCTTCGACTTCGGCAAGTTGTCCGCTATTGTTCTTTATGTACTTGTCTGCCATTGTTTACACCGTTTGAATGAGAGTGTCGACGTCTATTTGAAGTGTCGTCGCAGTGAGCGCCCGCCCGATGTGGACGATGTAAGCGCCGCCGCTTGGGATTGTCTGTGTTAGCTGGCCGTTCGTGCCAAGGAAAACCGTGCCCTTCGTCCACGTCCAATTTGCATCTGTCATGATGCCCGACGTTTTGATCGTAACGCCAGCACCCGAAGACGCCGCATTCGAAGTAATGCCGATCACCTGAGAGTCTGCAAGAGTATTGTTCGAAGCATACACGGCTTCGCCGCTTACGTTGGATGTTACCGCCCGCAGTGCCGACAGGTTTTCGCCAGCCGTCAATGACACGTCATCGGAGATAGGCACAAGACCGCCCGATGAAATGTCGAGGGTCACCGATTGATTCACCGTATTGACGTTGACGTTTTGCTCGACAATGTCGATGACAAGCGTTGACTGATCAACGTTGACGGTCGTCATGCCGTCACCTCGTCAAGCACCACCTGCACATAGCCTCGCAATAGCTCACTCGTTAGGCTGCTTGCGGTCTGCTCCAAACTCCAGAGGTATGTAGTGCCAGCCGTCAGTGCGCTCGTCTGCGCTGCGGACAATGCTACCGAAAATGTACCTTGTGCGGCGTTCACGGTCGTTATCGTAAAAGATGCTACCAAAGCCCCCGCCGTCGTGCGGATTTGCGCGGCGAATGTATATCCCGTGATGTTCGTAGCTACGCCGTTAGTCTTGTGCGTAAAGGTGCGGGCAAACCCTGCATTGCGCACAAGGTTAAAGTCCACACGTTCGCCAGTGTTTGACAGGATGACCATCGTTTGCCTTTGGTATGCTGACCACGAGCCCCGGAGGGCCCGTAGTCAGAACACTTAGTCCTTGATCAGATTAGCTGCAAGGCCGCGTGTTGTTGCGTCCTTGCCGTAGTCGCCGTTGTACAGCACAGCCCAAGCCGATCCAAAGGTCCCCGCAGAGCCATCTCCTGCCGTAGCTACCACGTCGAGGTAACGATCGCGACCGGCGAGGTTGATGAAGAAACCGAAGATCTTGTTATCGTCGGTAGCTGTCGGAAGAGCCGGAGCTCCCGATGCACCGAAGACACAACCCGTAATGTCGGCAGCGCCGGACATTCCCGAATCGTCAGACTCTTGCACCTTCAAAGCCGCCATGGCGATATCAGTTGCACCGAGTGCGAAGAAGATAGCGACCTTGGCGTAACCAGCTGTGTCGATGGTGTTAGTCGTGAACGAAGCGTTGTCGACGATAGCCGCAGGAGGCGTAACGAGAACGTGCTTCACGCTTTGCATGATGTTCATAGTTTGTTCTCCCGTGGATTAAGAGTTGATGGAAGTGAATGCGATGACAGGGCCAGCAACACGAGCCGAAGCCGTGGCGCTGTAGTTGCCAATATCATGCACGTTGATGTCGATGTACTGCGTAGCCTTGACGTACACGCTGTCGGTAGCGAAACCGAGCGACGTGTCCTGTTTGATGGCAGTCGTCATGCGATCGCCGAACGAAGAAGCCTGTGCAAGGTTGCCGAAGTACGCACAGATTTGCGAGTTGGCGTCTGCCGTTGGCATGACATCAACATACTCGACTGGGTAGCCAAGGAAGCGCTGGCCGAAAGAACCCGAAAGCTCAGCAGCCGTAGCGCCACCCGTAGCATATGCGAGGCGCTCTGCAGTTGCGGCGAAGGCTTGCTTCGAGAAGTACCACTTTGCACCAGCCAGGGCGTACGTTGGAAGCTTAGCCTTGCCCGTGAGGAAGTCACCAATGAGGGCTTCGCTCCAGAGGTTGCCCGTCAGTGTCTGCACACCAGCGGCCTTGACCTTGTCGGCATCCGTCGTCCATGTTCCGCCACCGTCTACGACGAGCTTCTTGAACTTGCCGTCGAGACCTAGAACACCACCGTAGGTAGATGTTGCGTCGCCGTTGAATCCGGCTTCGTCTTCCTTCTTAGCGAACTGACGAGCGACCGATTCAGCGAAGCGCAAACCGAGGTTCTGCGTGCTGTTCATGATCAGTTCTTCCGAGAGTTGTGCGTAGGCATACATCTTCTTGGCGTTCAACGTGACGGCGTCGAAGCTCATGTCTGATGTCTGCAGTGTGCCCAGTTCCGAACCCCAGTATGCGGTGACGTCATCACCGGCACGGAAGATGCGGATTGACTCGGAGCCCATCGGCTCGACGCGTGAGTTGCGACGGAATGTTCCGTAGGTTTCCTTGAGGCTGATGATCAGCGCCGAAGTCTCCGTAGGTACGAAGATGCCGCCAGTGGCGTCGTTGCCTTGCGTATGGCTCTTATACTCTGTGCCTGTTACCTCTTGGTACTTGGCACGGGCAGCCTCTGATGTCAGACCACCGACGAAGAGACCCGTGACGAGGCTCTTGTATTCGGTGTCGCTCAGGTTTGACTTAGCAGCCGAATCGCCGACCTTGACGGTCTGCGTCTGTGGAAGACGGTTGGTAGGGGTGTTGCTTTGTGCAACACGTGAGGCGTTGGATGCCTTGATAGCTTCGAAGCTCTTGACTTCGTCCAGCTGCTTTTGCAGGCCTTCGATCTCTGTGTTCAGAGTCTTGGCCGTTGCGACGTCGTCCATCGTCGGCTCCGTCTTAGCGAGCACAGTGTCGAGCTCGGCAGACTTCGCGCTGATGGCGTCGTTGATGCTTTGGATGTTCATAGTTAGTTGCGTTTTGCGTTAATGACAGCGCGAAGACGCTCCATTTCGAGGAGTGCCTTCGCATTGGTTGGTGTTGCCGAATCGATCAGAATCTTTAGATCGCCTACGGCTGACGACAGAGTTTCCAGCAGTGTCGAGAGACGCGCCACGTTTGCCGACGATAGCGTGCGCCCTTCCTTTTTGCGGATGTCGGCGCGTTCGTTCAGCCTCGTAATGACGCGCGTCAGTTCTGACGTTACCGTCTCGACGTCGTCATTGAGTCCCGATTTCACACCGAGCACCGCAGTTGCTGGGTTAGCTCCAAACAATACAGGGCTCCACTCATAAAGTCGGCCCTTGACTAGTTCACGAGCACCATCAGGAGCATAGGTCTCCTCTATCACCGAGTAACCAATGCTGAATTCATCGATGATGCCTTCTTTGATGTTGCTGAATGTTTCGCGTCCGGCTTGCGTATTCAAATTGAATTGGCCTTTGATGTACAGCCCGCCCAAGTCTCGCAGCCCGACAGGCAACATGGGATCACCTGCCATGAGCTCACGGGCTTCCAAGGTCTTAGCTACTGGCGTATTCCAATCATGCTGCCATACGCCCTTCGGTAGCTTCGTCTTGATGCTTTCGTCAAAGAACCCATACTTGACACGATCGCCGACACTGTCCACGTTATTGAATACGGAAACGATGGCCTCGACGATGCCCTCATCGCCTAGCGCTTTCAATTCCGTCTGAAATGATTTACGTTCGATGTTCATGCTCTAATCGTCCCCGATTTGTTTGCGCAATTCTATGGACAATTGCAAACAAAATCCCGACACTGTTAGGATTCCACACGACGTGCACGGGTGAAACAACGGCAGTTGACCGCGTTACCAGCAGATAGCCCCGGGCCGGAAGGGTAGGGGGTGGTTTCGCCACCGACTACGAAGTTGCCCGCAGCATCCTCACGTTCTCCATGCGCGGCCGCGTGTGCAGGCCTTGCACCCGCCAATGCTACCCATTCCCGTTTGATGCCACCCAGGTCAGCCCAGACTTTCTTCTGGACTGTCCCCGTTGTTGCCGTCGATGTCGTGCGTGCTATGGCGTCGGCACGTGAGGCCTTCAGGTCTGTGAACTTCGCCTTGAGTAGCTTGGCAAGATCGTCTTCTTTGGCAAGTGGGTTGTCGGCGATCAGCTTCTGAACATCGGTTCGTATTGTCCCCACCGATTCGGCGATCTTGTCGCTAGAAATCGTCATGCCCTCACGACGTGCCACAGCGTATTCGCCTTCGGGGGCGTCGACCTCCTCAGCTGCTAAGGTAACCAGCAAAGACACCAGCTCTTCGCGGCTACCTTCGGTTATGTCCGAAAATTCCTGCTCCCACACGTCGACACTGAAGTCTTCTATCTTGAGCTGCAAGCTTTTGGTATTCGTGATGCTACGATACAGCTTGTCCAGCGCACGCCCCCAGTCCCTCGCGATCTTCGCAGACGCTTGGTTCAAAACCTCGTCGTAGGCTTTGGCGTAGACTTGGTCGTCGGGATGGTGCAGCCAAGCCTTCGTCTCCGGGCCAATGACGACCACGGACTTCATGTCGCCGGCCACCTTGCCTTCGTCTTCGGATTCCATTTGCCCGACGAGTTTCTTCGACCACGTAAAACCCGGATCACCACCCCACAAAGCCCACGCGATGCGCCCTGCGCTCGGGAACCCGTCCTGACCTGGCGACCATCCCTCGCCCTGCTTATCGACCTCGTGACGTTGGAAGTACGAATACATCCGTCGTGCCGTATCGGGTGAGATCGTCCTCCCGTTGGACAGATCGCGAGCACGGGCAACACCTATCTCAGTGCCGCCCCTGTTGTACTCACGTCTCCACTCGAGGCCCTTCGCGGCTTCGTCACGAACGCCTTGTGGTGGTGTGAAGTCGATGTCTTCGTATTGCTTTACGGCAGGCGAAGTACGAAAGGGCGCAGCCTTGACGACCGCACCTCCCTTCAGTGAGCGCGTTTGCAGGTTGTCGTCGTCCATATCATCGACGGTGTCCGGCAGGGCTGGCGTGTCTGATGTGTCATTCGTGCCCTGCGTCGATACCGCTTCGACGGCTACCATCTGGCCGGCAAGGGCCTGGACAGTCGACAGGTCGAATCCAACCTCGACACCATAGTCAGC